GGATGCGCTCGGATTGGCTCCGCGCTGAAAGGATGGTTTCCGACATTCGCCGCGAGCGTCAACAAATGGAACAACAGGCAATGGAACAACAGGCGCAACTCCAAGAGGCTGACGCGGCGTCGAAACTTCTCAAGGCTGCATGAGTCTACGTGTCGAGGACATTCTTTTTTCTCCCGGCCCGGACGAGTCGCCGGAATCGCACGCGGAACGGGTTCGCCAACTCACCACGATCATTGAACGCGTTCTTGATAATTCGAGCGGTCACGAACTGGTGAACATGCTCCTCGAAGCTCGCAACCCGGTCCTGTCCCGCTTTGAGCCGGGAGGCGATGCGCTCGGCGCTGCCTTCCGTGACGGACAAGCGGACGTGATCGGATTCCTTTTGATCCACGGCACAAGCCTCGGGATCGCAAATAGCAAAACCACAATACCATAAATATGAGTGACGCAACCCCAGTTCAAATGACGAAGCATTTCCGGCAGAAGTTGGATGACACGCTTCAACTCCTGAAAGGTGAAAGTGACCCCAAAGCCCCTCACGCCTCGGCGCGTTCCTCCCGCGAACGATCCATCGCCATCACGAAGATTCAGGAAGCCATCATGTGGCTCGGGATGGACCTGAAAGCCATCAACGAGGAGAACCCCGGCGCTTCGCCGAATCCCTACCCGGCCAGCTACGACCCCTCCTCGCCCGTCATCGAACCCACCGCTGACGGACTCAAGCTCTGATCATCACAAGGCCATGACCAACCCCACCGAAACCATGAAGGCCGCGCTACTCCGCGCGGGAAAGACCGTGCCGGAAGACGCCAGCGCGGACGACATCGAGCTGATGCACCTGGAGCTTGAGGCGGAAGAGGAGGCGCTTGCCGCTCCGAAGATGCCGGAGAAGCAGGAGGCGAAAGAGGAAAAGCCCAAGGGTGAAACCTACCTCTCCGCCCTCGCCCGCCTTCAAACGCCCGAAGCTGGTTCCAAGACTCCTGCCGTGATCGAGTGGGCTCGGGCCAATCTCTCCAAGAAGGAGTTCAGCGAGCGATACCCGAATCTGTGATGAACACCCAATACCTCCAACGCCTCACCCCTGAAAAGCGAGAGAAGCAAATCGAGCGAGCGGCGTTTCATCGCCTCATCGCCTCTCATCGCCACGGATACGGATCTGGCTTCAGTCGCGAGAACCTTCGCATTCAAGGCAAAGTAGCCCGCCTTAACGTTCAGTTCTGACCATGAGCATCGAAGCACCTCCCGCACCAGCGACCAAGCCGCCTCTCGGTGTAATGCCGGAGCATATCCACTGCATAAGGAGATTCGATGATCTTGCGCGAGCCATCTACGAATACCGCCTTGCTGGACTCACTCCCAACCATGAGTGGGTGAATGAGCTTTTCAGAATCTACGCCATGTCTTTCAACGATCCGAAATGAGTGAAGAAGCCGCAACCACTACCGAGGCCGCGACCACTACGGAAGCCGCCGCGACTACCGCCGCAAGCTCGGCCAATCCCTACGGCGGAAGCGCCGTCCCTCAACTCATCGGCGAGGGCTTCACCTTCGTTGATGGATGGGCCGACAAGCTCGAAGGCGAGAAGTTCGACAAAACCCGCGCGATGCTCTCGCAATTCAAGAGCTTGCCGGATCTCGCGAACAGCTTCCACGAACTTCGCTCGTCGTTCTCGAAAAAGACCGAAGGACTCGTCAAGCTCCCTGGCCAAGATGCGAGCCCCGAAGATGTCGCCGCGTTCCGCAAGGCCCTCGGCGTGCCCGACTCGCCGGACGGCTACGAAATCCCGACCCCGCAAGGCTTGCCGGACGGTTTCGAGTTTGACCCGGCATCGCTCGCCCCGCTCAAGGAAAAGGCTCACGCTCTCGGAATTGCTCCCGCGGCACTCGCGGAATTGGTCGCGTTTCAAGTCCAGTCCGAAGCTGCCGAAGTCTCCCGCCTCACCCAGGAGGCAATCGAGAAAGGCAAGGCCGCACAGGAGCAACTCCGCAAGGAATGGGGCCAGAACTACGACAAGAACCTTGCCCTGTCCGAGCGCGTCAAGCTCACGGGCGGAGGACTGCCGGAGGATCATTGGGGGCACCATGACCCACACGTCCAGCGCCTTCTTGCGTCTCTCGGCGCGAAGCTCTCGGAAGGCTCGATGTCCGCGCACGAAGCCGCCGTTGCCAACCTCGGACCCGGCAACGCTGCCCGTGATGTCGTGATGAATCCCGACAATCCGCTTCACAAAGCCTATCACGATTCCTCCCACCCGAACCACGAAAGCGCCATTGCTCAATACCGGGCGCTTCTCGCGGAACAACACCGCAAGGACTGATTCTCTCGCCACCTCCCCGGCCCACAGAAAGGCCCCGTCTCCGGTTTGTCGTTTTTCCGGGGGCGGGGCTCTTTTTTTGAAAATAGTCAGTTGACTTCTGGCCGACTCGCCCCCCGGTCCGCAATAGTTCTTGAAGGCCCCGTGATGGGACAACCGGAAAGGCAACGCCACACAGCGAGGCCCGAATTCCCGGACAACCGAGCAGGCGGAGAAATCCACCTCTTACCCATCACACAACATGGCTAACCCTCATACCATTCCCGACGAATTCCGCACGGAGTTCTCTACCGTCGTCGAATATTCGATCCAGCAAAAGCTGTCGAAATTCGCCCCCAAGACCAAAACCGACAACTTCAAAGGCGCGGAAAAGGTCTACACCAAGCAGGAATCGACCTCGATGGAGCGGCGCACCGGTCGCCTTCGTCAAACGTCGCTGAATGAGAACACCTATCTGAACCGCAAGGCGTTCAAGGTCGAGTTCTCGAAACACTTCATCTTCGACAAGTGGGACCAAGAAAAGCTCGGCGAGATCGGCCTTCCCGATTCCGAGACGGTCACGGACCTCAAGAGTGCGTGGCAACGCGCGATTGATGACCTCATCATCGAGGCTGCTACCGGCAACGTTTACGGCGGACTGCACCCTTACGTGACCCCGATTGCTCTGCCCGCCGAGCAGAAGGTCGCCGTCAATTACAAGGGAATTGGCGAGACCGCCGGCAACTGTCACCTGGTCCCTGCGAAGCTCATTCGTGCCGCCGCGATTTTCGAGGCGAACGAACTCGACCCGCACGAAAACGAAACCTTCGTCGCCATCAACCCGACCGCGAAGGAGCAGCTTCTCCAATACGTCTCGGATGCCACGAACGACGTTTGGGCGAAAATGTGCATCCCGTGGCTCGAAGGCAAGGAGTCGAAGCTTTTTGGCTTCACTCCCGTCATGTCGAACCGGCTCGCCTACGACTCCGCCAACGAGATCGACACTCTCTTCGCCTGGAATCGCGACTGCGGTATCTGGATCGCCAACGAGAAGCTGGAAATCCGCATGAGCATTCGGGACGACTTGGAGCACGCGCTTCAAATCTCGGCTTACGGCCAGATGTCGGCGCACCGTCACGATGAGAAGGGCGTCGTCCAAATCTCCTGCGACCGCCTCCTCACCTGATCTGAACCCCTCACACTGAAAGGACAACCACACTATGGCATCCATTGACACCGCAGAGCGCACCGCTCAACTTGAATCGGCCTACAAGCGCGAAGTCTCTCCCGACTTCCGCACGCTTCAAGCTCCGCTTCGCATCGCTCGTTTTGGCACCATCACCCTCACGGCTGACTCCGTGACCGCGAACGACACAATCGTTCTTGGTTCGCTCGGAATGGGCGGAACGATCATCCCGGAAGCGTGCCGTATCGTCGGCACGGCGGGGAGCGTGCAAGGAACGTTCAGCCTTCAAAAGGTTGACGCAGCCGGAACCGCTACCGCAATCACCGGGCTCGCAACCCTCGCCACTGACGAAACCGCCGTTGCTTTCCTCAAGAAGGCCGGGGCTCGCACGGGCGCGGCGTTCGCCGCAACCGACTACCTGCAACTCAAAATCGGCACCGCTACCGCTCTCGCGGCTGGTGACACGATCGAGTTGTATCTGGCTTACACCAGCAACGAAGCGGTCTAACCGCCTTACGCGCCTCCGTAGTGCTTTCGGGCATTGCGGAGGCGCTCTCTTTTTCAATCGCGGGATAGTCTAGCGGTAGGACGCTGGACTCATAATCCAGAAACGCGGGTTCGATTCCCGCTCCCGCAACTCTCCCCACCATGACCCCGACCGACATCTGCAATATTGCCCTGTCCCGCCTGGGGCAAGCGGCAATCAATGACATCGGGGAGCACTCGCGCGATGCTATCGCGTGTCGGGCGCATTTTGAGTCGGTCCGGGATTCTCTGTTGCGCTCGCACGCTTGGGGTTTTGCTACGGGCCGTGCAGAGCTTTCCGAGACCGACTCTCCCCCCGTCTTTGGGTGGGATTTTTCGCACGCCCTCCCCGCCGATTACCTCCGGCTGAACACGTTCAACGGGCGGCAAGCGGACCTTTGTCCGGAGGATTACGAGATCGAGGGGCGCTTGATCCTCTCCGATTCGGAGGTTGCGCGAATTACCTATGTGAAGCGCATCACCGATACCAATGCTTTCGACCCTTCCTTTGTCGAGGCTTTTGCGCTCAAGCTAGCCGAGGCCATCGCTATCGCCGTAACCGGGATGCCGGACAAAATGGCGGATATGGCCGCGCTTTCGGAGCGCCATCTTGCAAGCGCCGCATTTGTCGATGCTGGCGAGTCTCGCGCCTCGATGGCTGACGCTCTTTCTGATTCGGACATTCTTCGTTCTCGAGGGATGACCATGAATTACGACCCTTACCCAACGCTCCCTTGATGCCTTCGGAAACCGACATTGCCAATCGTGCTCTTTCGCTTCTCGGGCAACCCGCTCTTGTTGCGCTGGATGACGGCACGGCGAACGCTCGCGCGATTGGCGTCCATTTTGAGACGGTCCGGGACACGCTCCTCCGCTCTCACCCGTGGGCTTTCGCAACGGCCAGGGCGGAATTGTCGGCGCTCTCGGAAGCTCCGGCGTTCGGATGGGCTTACGCCTACGCCTTACCTGCCGACAATCTCCGGCTCCTGACCCTGAACGGGATGGATTGCGAGGAGTTCCGGGACGCTTGGGAGATTGAAGGGCGGTCCTTGCTATGCAATTCCTCGACGGCTCAAATCACCTACGTCCGGCGCGTCACTGATCCCGCGAAGTTTGACGCCAGCTTTGCCGACGCCTTCGCGAAAGCCCTCGCCGAAGCGGTCGCGCTCGTCATTACGGGTTCTCCTCGGGATGAGTCGCGCATGGAGAAGCGGGCGCGTGAGGCAATCGAGGCCGCGGCGTTTCACGATGCGCAAGAGTCGGGGGCGCGGGTGGAAAGCCCGTTCCCGGATGATTGCCCGCGGCGCGGGCGCTTGACGCTGGAGTCTCTCAAGGGTGACAAGGGCGATCAGGGAGACCCGGGACCGCAGGGGCCGCAAGGTGAAACAGGCGCGACCGGCGCAACTGGTCCTCAGGGAATTCAAGGCGAGACCGGGCCAACCGGACCTCAGGGCGCTACCGGAGCCACGGGCGCGACAGGTCCGCAAGGTCCAGCCGGGGACACCGGGCCAACAGGACCGACCGGCCCGAAGGGGGACAAGGGCGACACGGGCGACGATGGGCCAACCGGTCCGACCGGTGCGACGGGACCAACCGGCGCAACTGGTCCAACGGGGCCAACGGGCGCAACCGGTCCGACTGGCGCTACGGGTGCCACAGGAGCAACGGGGGCGACCGGTCCAGCCGGAGCCGACGGCACGGACGGAATCGACGGCAACGACGGCGTTGCAGGGCTCCGATTCGCCCGCGCCTCGAACGGCGCGAACCCCTCAGCCGGTCAATTCTCAATCGACAACAACACCGTTTCGAGCATTACCGAAATCAAGATTTCCGAGACCAACGCCGAAAGCGCGGACGTTTCGGCATGGCTCGGCACCTTTTCGGCTGGCGACTATATCCACGTTTCCGGGGAGGGCTCCTCAGCCTGGGTGGTTATCGCCAGCGTGATCGACGACACGGGATTTTTTACCTTCACCACGACCACGGCGGCGGGAACGGTCGCTGCACTCGGCGAGGTTCACGGCATCTTTCTCGCGAAGAAAGGCGCGACCGGAAACACGGGCAGTGCGGGAAGTAACGGCACGAACGGGACCAACGGCACGAACGGAAGCGACGGCCTAGACGGTGATTTCTACGGGCTTGAATACAAGTTTTCGACCTCGACCACAAACAGCGATCCAGGGGCGGGCTATATCCGTCTGAACAACGGGACGCTTTCGAGCGCAACGCGGATCTTCATCGACGACGAAACCAACGGGGCTGTGAACGTGGATAACTATATCGGCCAATGGACGGCGGTTAGTGATTCGACCGTTCGCGGCACGTTGATGATTCAGAAGAAAACGGACCTCACCGTTTGGCGAATCTATCATCTTACCGGGATTGGCTCCGTGCCTTCGGGTTACAAGGATTTCACGATTACGCATCAAGCGGGGAATGGAAGCTTTTCGGCGGATGATGTGCTGTTGGTTCAGTTTCTTCCGAGCGGGACGAAGGGGGATACCGGGGTTGGCGGTGTAAGCGAGGGAATTGAATATCTGTTTTCAACGTCAACGACAAACAGCGACCCCGGAGGTGGTTATTTGCGCTTTAATAACGCAACGCTCTCATCTGCGGATAGAATTTATATTGATTGGTCGGACGTAAACGCAGTTGACGTAACTTCGTTTGTGAGCGGCTGGATGGGTTACACAAACTCTGCCGTTCGAGGCATCTTAACTGTAAAAAAGAAGTCCGACTCGTCAGTATTTCATTTATTCCACGTTATCGCCACAGGTATCACTTCGGGCTACAGCAATTATACACTGGTACACAAGTCCGGGAGTGGTTCATTTTCCGCTGATGATCCGGTAATTGTTCACTTCACCCCAACTGGGGAAACGGGAGACGATGGCGCTGACGGGGCGGACGGCGCAGACGGCGGTGGCGCGATCATCCAAACGAAATCATCAACCGTCACATCTTCCGACTCCACCGCTGCAAATATCCCGCTCGACAATACCCTTCCGCAGATCGGCGAGGGCAAGGAGGTCACGACAGTGGCGATTACCCCCACTTCCGCCACGAACAAAATCAGGGTTGAGGGGATTATCTATGTGAGTTGCAGCACGCTCGCCTACGTCAACGCGACACTCTTCAAGGGCTCAGGAGCAAATGCTTTGACGGTTGGTGCTCAGGTCATCACAGCAGCGAACAATCTCGCGGCTATTCCGTTCTTTTATGAGGAAGTCGCCGGAAGCACTACGGCACGAACCTACAAACTCCGCTACGGCTCGCACACTGGAACCGCCTATCTCAATCGAGGTTCGGCGGCGGACTACTACGGCGGCGGGATGCATTCCAGCATGAAGGTTTCCGAAATCACTCCATGAGCGTCCACATTCACCGCAATTCCTTCAACGCAGGGGAACTCTCCCCCCTGATGGACGCTCGCGTTGACGAGGCCAAATACGGGTTCTCGTGCCGCATCATGGAGAACTTTGTCCCGAAGATTTACGGCGGAGCTTTCCGGCGTCCGGGGACGATGTATCTCGCGAGTCAACAGGCGCTTGCGGAATGGGTTGAGAATACGAACGTTCACCGGATTTTTTCAGCGGATGAAACAGCGCCCACTGAAAACGACGACACGTTTTATGAAGTGGGGTCTATATGGCTTCAAAATGTGGCGACGCTATACAAGGCTTCCAGCGTCTCGGCGGGCGCGGCATCGTGGGGGACGGTTTCGGGAACGCACAACCTTTTTGCGTGGGTCGCCCCCGATCAAAACGCAAGCAGCTCCTTTGGATACTCAACCTCTTCGCTTTGGTACAATCAGGGAACCGGCGCGCTCTACAAGTGCTCGGACGACACCCCTGGTGCGGCGGTTTGGGCGCGGCAAACGGCATTGAACAACCTCACCGCCACGACCGCGCCGGGGGCAAGCGACGACACGGACGACGGTTACACGACCGATTCTTACTGGATTCACAACGTCCGAACGGTCCACAAGTGCGCGGACAACACGGAGGGCGCGGCGGTCTGGAATGAAATTACCGGGACCAATAACCTTGTTGCAACTCGGGTTCCAACTGGAATTGATACCGGCTACTCGGTCGGCAAGGTCTGGATTTGGCAGCGTGAAGATCGGGCTTTCGAGCTTGCTACGCTCGACCATCAGGAGCCCGTCCGCTTCATTGACTTCAACGTTTCGGCAACGACGCGCTACATTCTCGCCTTCGGGGACGGCCATGTCCGCATCTTCAACGATGACGGCTCACCGTTCCTCGATAAGATCAACTCGCCTTATAACCTCCCGCTCGAACTCGCAACACCCTACCGGGCGTCGGAGGTTTTCGAGGTCCAGATTGCGCAACTCGGAAATCTCGCCTACTTCGCGCATCCTGAGCACCCTCCGCAGAAGATCGAGCGCACATTCCGGCCTGAGTTCTTCTCGGATTTTTTCACTTGGTCAACGGTGAATTGGTCATTCCCCGCTTTCCGGGATACGAACATAACAGGGGTTACCGCATCGCCGTCCGCAACGTCCGGGAGTTGGTCCGAAATCAGCTTCACGGCGGACCCGTTCACGGATAGTCAAACCTACTCGGGATACACCGGGGCGCGCATCATGCTCGCGCAACGGCGGGCGGATTCTCAGCGGAAACTGACCCTTGAGGCGACCGGCTCAACCACGGGAATGAAGGTGCTCGGGGACTACGAGGTTCACACCTACGGCGTCTTTACCGGCTCCCTTCGCGTTCAAGCGAAAAACGCGGCGGGGACGTGGGTTACACTAAAATCGTTCCAGTTCTCCGGCGAGGACGGCGGGCGGAACATCGTCTATCGGGCGAGCGTGGAGACTGAGACGGAACTTCGCCTTGATGCAACGGAGGATTCCGATTCAACGGGCGGCGTTGCCTACCTCGAAGCGGCAGACTCCCGGCACGTCGGCTACGCTCGGATTCTCAACGGTATCCCCTACCCGTCCGGCCTTCCCGTTGTCCCGTGCGCGGTGGAACTGGAATTTGACTCGACGGCAGCAACGACCGAATGGGCGATTGAAGCATGGGCGGAGTATGCCGGCTATCCTCGGGCGGTCTGCTTCCACGAACAACGCCTTTGGTTCGGTGGGACGGAGCTTCAACCCAACACGATTTGGGCGAGTGCCACGAACGATTTCGAGAATTTCCGCCGCGGGGCCTTCGACTCGGATTCCCTCGCGTTCACGCTTGCGGCTCAGGAAGGGAGCGCGATTCAATCGCTTGTCTCCCACGACGCGTTGGTGATCTTCACGCAGTCCGAAGAGTGGACCGCGGCGACCTCGGAACAGACGGCGATCACGCCAAGCAACATCTTCGTCAGGCGTCAATCCCGTTTCGGCTCGACCCACAAACAAGCGTTCGTCGCGGCCAACAATCTCCTCTTCCTGCAACGCGGGGCGCGGAAGCTACGTCAATTCGTCTACGGCGGCGGGGGCGGCGAAGGGCAGGCGACAGACCTTTCCCTGCTTGCGGAGCACGTCACCGCCTCGGGTATTCGCCAGATGGCGTTTCAGCAACAACCGGACCCGATTGTTTGGTGTGTGCGGAACGATGGCGTCCTCCTTTCGCTCACCTACGAGCCTGACCAAAACGTGATCGCATGGGCGCGGCATACTTCCGGCTCCGGGCTTTTCGAGTCCGTCGCGGTCATCTACGGCGACGAGGGCGACTCCGATCAGGTCTGGTTCGTCGTCAACCGGGGCGGCGCCCGGACCTTTGAACGCTTCGACCCGGACCACTTCCGCAAGCTCGACGAGGGCGATTCGTCACGGCTCGTCTACGTCGATTCCGCGGTCATGGGTGAGGGCGACGGCATCACGACCCTTTCCGGGCTGGATCACCTCGACGGCGAAACAGTCGCGATTCTCGCGGGCGGTGCTGTCGAGCCTTCGCAGGTTGTCGCCTCCGGGGAAATCGACATCGAGGGCGCGGCAGACGTGATTATCGCGGGGCTTCCCTACACCTCGACGCTCCAGCCTTCGAAGATCGAACTTGAATTGCCGGACGGCACGGCGCAAGGGCGGCGCTTCCTCTGCAAGAAGGCGACGCTCAACCTCTGGAAGTCCCAAGGGCTGCAATACGCGGCCAATCCCGGAGACTTCACGGCGCGTTCCTTCAACGTCCTCGGGCGCTCTACCTCTACGGCGCTCAACTCCCCGGAACCGCTCTATACCGGGCTCGTCCAAATCAACAACATGGGGTCACATGACGCCAGTGTTGACCTGACGATTCAGCAAAACCTCCCACTTCCCGCGAATATCCTCGCCCTCATCCCGATTATCGAAGTCTCGAAAACATGATCTTCCTCCCGACATTGTTGAAGGCCATCGGCGGCGGGCTCGGTATCGCCGGGATGCTGCAAGGCGCAAGCTCGCAAGAGGCGGTTGCGGATCTGAACTATCAGATTGACACCTCGAACGCGGCGACGACTCGACAGAATTCCCTCACCGGGCTTCGCCTGCAATCGGCGAGCGATCGGATGCAGTTCGACACGGCGAAGGCCAATTTTGCCCTGGTGCAACTCGACGCGGAAGCAGGGCAACGAAACGCGGAACGACTCCGGCAATTCGCGGAATCCTCGACCAAGGCGGGACGGGAAGCGATCAGGCGGCAAATCCGCTCTTTCGAGGAGTTCCAGGGCACGCAACGCACGGCGGTAGCGGCTTCCGGGGTGGAGA